ACACCACAGTGATGACACTTATAAACAAACCTGTCCGTATACTTGGTGACAGACATTGTTCTTTCTTTTTTCTTTTTGCGGGTGTGACTACACTCAGGACATATGATCCTAGCGGTTTCATTGTCTGTTTCTGAAGCCCTTTTTAAAATTATTTCATTGACTTCATTAGACATTGGGGTAATATCCCAATTGAGACAGGTATGAATTTTCTCTCCTCATATTTTTCTCCTTTGTTCTAGTGGTAAGGCTGTCCTCGTGGCAGCCTTATTCTTTTATAACCTCTACTAATATTTCAGATCGTGGATTTAATACATCAAGACCCCAAAAGATGTGCTTCTCTTTGACTTGTCTATCATTCTTGTAGATGTGATCTTGCATCGCATCGAGAACAACAGACTCATCTAAATCAGGTCGCCTTGATTTATAAAAAATAGTCATAGTTACTTTTAAATCCCCCTCCAACAACTCATCAAGTGACGGCACTTGAGAGTGAAAGTCTTTAAGATAAGCCCTTGCTTTATCTGACTTAATAAAAGCTGGACGTTTCCCAAAGGTCACAAGTTTACGTGAGTTTGCTTTTGATGCAGGCTCACCATAGATTGTAAAATTAACAGAATCTTTACCCATTGACAATACCTATTAATAAATGTTAATAAATGCTCATAGGAGAGTATATCATGAAAATAACAAATCACCATAACATAAACAAAGTTTTTGAGGAACTTATAAAGTCAGACGATTATGACATGGGGGATGTTGATATCAGTGTTACGGGTTTGATTGACAGTCCTAAGATTAGGATGCTTAGAGGTGTCCACGAAAACGATCTGGTAGCAGAGCTAAATAGTAAGATACCAGCAATGCTTGGTACGATTATTCACGAGAGGCTTTCTTCTGTGCCGACTCCGTACCCTTCTGTCCCGGAAGCTAGATTGATTTTAGAGGTCGATGGGTGGAAGATATCAGGTCAGCCTGACCTTGTATCCCTAATCAACGATAAGGTGATTCTGAGCGATTATAAGTACACTGGAGAGTATTCTGTGAGGGTTGGTAAGATAGAGTGGGAACGTCAACTGAACGTGTATGCATACCTCATTAAACATGGTGTCAGAATAGACACAGGAGATCCACTTCTCCTTGATGAGAAGCCAATAGAAAAGATAAACAAACTAGTTGTTACTGCCATACTCAGAGATTGGAAACAGCGAATGGCTATGAGAGATCCAGATTACCCACAAGCCTGGGTAGTCGATATGCCTTTTCGTTTATGGTCTGATGTGGAACAAAGAGAATATATTGAAGAAAGAATTTTCCTTCATAAAGAAGCCCAGGAACTTTATGAAGAGGCAAAGATTTTACCTTCCTGTACTGACGAGGAGAGATGGATACAAGGTCATACTTATGCAGTTATGAAGGCAGGTAAAAAGAGGGCTGAGAAACTCTTCTCAGACCGATACGAAGCGGAGCAATACTGCTCCAAAGTAAAAGGGGGATATGTCGAAGACAGGATTCCCGAATACACCCGCTGTCAGAACTACTGTAATGTCAGCGACTTTTGTCAACAATGGTTAAGGAGAACTATATAACATGGAGAAAATGAACGACTTGATTGCAGCTTTAATAAAAGCTCAGTCTGAAATACAACACGCATCAAAGGACGGTAACAATCCGTACTTTAAAAGCGGATACGCAACACTTGAACAAGTTATATCAACCGTAAAGCCACCATTGAATAACAATGGTATTTACTTCCAGCAGCAATCACACGATTGTGAAGAAGGTGTCTGTATTGAAACTGTATTCTATGGACATAATGCAATGTTAAAAACTGGTAAGGTAACTATCCCTACAGATCGAACACCTCAAGGTCGAGGGTCAGGGCTAACATATGCTAAACGCTATTCCTTGAGTTTAGCCTGCGGTATTGGGCATCAGAAAGATGATGATGCAAATTTAGCACAGGATAATATTGCCAATGAAGAAGAGCGGAAGGCTTTACTTGAGCGGCACTTATCTAAATTCGATGATGAGAATATTGATTTTGATAACCTCGATGACTTCAACAACTACATTACCACACACAAGAGAAGTGGAGAGAGGATCAAAGGCCTTGATGTCAATGCATACAACGACATGAAATCAAGGATTGCAGCGAAACAGGCACAGCTGAAAGATAAAAAGCCTGAAGAAGATCAACAACCAAAAGAGGAAAACTAATATGAGTAATTACGACAACACTAACTCTGGAGTTTTATGGAAAAACAACAGGAAAGATAAGCCTAAGTCTCCTGATCACAGGGGTACAATAGAACTTGGTGCAGATATCATGGCTGATTTATCTGAAAAGTTTAAATCAAATGAAAAGATGATAGTTAATGTTGCATCATGGACTAAACAGAAAAAAGATGGAGAAGATTTTTATAGTCTAGCTTTATCTAAGTATACTCCAAGAGATGAGTCTAAGACACAACCTAAGTCAAACGGTGAGTCATCACTTCAAGACGATAACATACCATTTTAGGAGGCTATAATGGCTGGTGCAAACAGAATCCATAAAATTGGTGGAGAAACAAGAACCTTCTCTATCCAAATAGAAACAGAGATGCTTGAAAAGCTCCGTCAACTTGGAGGCAAAGAAGGCCATAGTCTAGGATATATGCTTAGAAAAGCTGCAGGTGATATTATAGAAGGTAAAACTTACGATAATATGATCAGTGTTTTTACTGAGGAAATTAAGAAGTCTCCCCTGATTACAGGGGAGAAGCTTCCTGATGGACAGAAATACTCTGAGTATGTAGCTGACCGTATTGTTCAGTCAGTTGATAAGAGACTTAATAAATAAAGGAATTTAAAATGCCAATTACAGAAATAGTTTTAGAAAAAGAAAGATTTATTAACGAAAAAGCACGTAATAAAGCTATGAGAGAATATAGAAAAAATTATATGGCTTTTGACGTACCTAAACATTTAACTTTGGATTATTGCAAGCATATATGTATGGAGTTTTCTAATTGGACATGGAAACTGGGTTACGAATATCCTTTGTGGTATAATGGTCAAGGCACAAGAATAGGGGAAGAGAATAAGAAAGGTCCAAGATATAACTTTGTTCATGAGGATAGCGTAGATTTTGTAGTATTTCTTGGTCCTAAAAGATATCCCGATATAGTAAAAGGGCGACCTGTTTCTAAACCATTAGCACAAATTGTATTTATGCACTATTACCCTCGTGAGAAGCAAGACAATTTAAAAAATCACACTTATGATGAGCTTTTACAATATGCTAGAGTTTCACTAAGCATAGAATTTAAAACAGTAGAAGAAATGATAGCACATATGGAAGGTTTTCTTGCGTCTATGTCAACCATGAACGAGTGTTTTACAAGCCATCCAATAATATTGCAAAAACTTGAAGATAAATATAACACTGACACTAAAAATATTACTCGCATATACTAAGTTTATATAGGCTGACAGACAGACAAATCATTAGGTGTTGTTTGTTTGTCAGCGTCTACTTACAGAAGATAGCCTATAAATAAACCAACTAGCCCACCTCCTGCTATAAGCATACAGGATGCATATCTAAAGTTAGACCAAACAAAGTTAAGATTGTTATGCTTTTCACGCAGGAAAACCTCTACGTCATCTAATGCTTTCATTGCTTTCTCATCAAGGTCAGTCTTGTCAAGAACATATTCCTCAAGAACACTCTTATCATCTCTTGCAATGTGATTAATCAACTCAGCAGGTTGTCTTTTCTTTCTTGCCATAATTAACTCCTATTTTTTAAAAAATTTAGCGGCACCACGAAACCCAAAACTAGCGGCAACAATCACACCAAGTGTATAACGATACCACTCAGGTGCAGTTTGCAAAGCAGTAAAGCCAGATTCAACAATAGCCCTACCCCAATCACCACAGAAAGCAAGAATCAAAGGAACAGAAAATAAAAGAACCAGCCATTCATCTTTCCAAGAATCTTTTGAGGCTTCTGCCATTGTCTGATCCCAGTCTATTTCACCAGTTGCCATCTTGGTTTTACGTTTTTCAACGGCAACCTTTAGCTCACCTTTAGCTTTGGTTTCTTCGACCTTGTTATTCATCCAGGCTGTGGCAACACCGCCAACAGCGCTTATTATTCCACTAAATATCATGACCAAGACTCCCTTTTTCCTCCGTCATACACACGAGCATGACCTTCTTCGACTAATAATTCACACACATTTGTATCACCAACATAAGGTGTGCCGATAATCCGACCAAACTTTCCCTTCTTATCTAGGGTTGTTTGTACTACGAAATCTCTCATAAGGATTGCGGATAACCTTGCCTTCGCTAAGAGTCCAAGCTTCTTCTCTGCCATATCTCTTGTGCGACTCTCAGGTGCGTTAATACCCTCAAGTCTTATGCGTTGCTTCTTGAGACATACACCGAAGCCTAAATCAATATCAACATCAATGGTATCTCCATCGACAATCTTAACGAGCTTGCAGTTATAAACATATGGTTTCATTATTGAGGCACCCTTCCAGAAACAGAACGTACAAACTCTTGAACACTTGCAACAACGTGAAGTCTGTTGCCTGTTGCCGCAGTTGCTTTAAGGATCTCGCTTGGCTGTAGAACCAAGTCTCTGCTTAATAAATCTACTGTGCCATTGGCACTTACAGCAGATACTTTATATAAACTAAATACATCTGATCCGTTTGTAAGGGTCAGGGTTATGGTATCAGCATTACCTGAGTCCTCTGATACTATGATAGATGTAACAACAGAAAAATCTACAGTGTCTGGTGCCGTGTAGAGAACGGTAACACCTGTTCCTGTCAAGTCTAACTTGGCGTTTGTTGCTCGTTGTATATACTGTGGATAACTATCTATATGCATCAACCAAACCTATGCTTCTGTGATTTAGGTGGGGATTTCTTACTGCCACCTTTACCTGACCAAAATACTTTATTTGCCCAGAACGCTGCGCTTGTCTTACCCTTCTTAATATTCTTTCCGTGCCGCGCCTTAAAGGACTTACGTGCTTCAGGACTGTAGTTATGTCCCATGCCCTGCGCTCCAAACCGAATGATCTTAATCTTGCCATCTGGTTTACGCACAGCAACAACTGCTTTCTTTGTCTTATGCCCTGGTGTTCGTTTAGGTTTATTTAATCCTGTCAGGCCAACTCTTTTTAACTTATTCTTTTCTGATTCTGATAAGCTCATTTCCTGTACCGCCTTGTCTTTTTTGCAATCTTCTTAGGTTGTTTAGAAACCTGCTTTCCTTTTTTAGTATCTTTCTTTTTCTTTCTACTCGTTGCAGCATACTCTTCTTTGCTCAAAGCCTTGATAGCTTTCTCAGGAAGATAACGCTCACCAGTAGCCTTCTTACCTTGCGTAGAAGGTTTACCAGATTTAGTACGCCACTTCTGTTTAGTCCACTTCTTAAGACTTTTTTGACTTTTTTTGAGTGCCACTCTTCTTTCCTTTAACTTT